GAATGACTGTGACAGTGTATCAAAAAGCTTTGAAAAGGGACTTGGCAAGATAGGCGATGCGGCAAAGAAGGGCTTTGCTGTTGCAAGTGCGGCATCGCTTGGTTTTGCGGCAAGCAGTGTACAGGTATACAAGGGCTTTGAGCAGAGTATGAGTAATGTAGCCGGTACGCTTGCCATAGATAAAAGCTCAGACGACTATGCAAAGCTTGAACAGGCGGCAAGAGATGCGGGTAAGTCAACCACCAAGTCCGCAACGGAGGCGGCAGACGCCCTCAACTATATGGCACTGGCGGGCTGGAGCGTAGATGAAAGCACAACAGGCTTAATGCCTATGCTCAGAGCGGCAGAGGCGGCAAACGAGGATTTGGGTACGGTATCGGATGCGGTAACAGACTCCATGAGTGCGCTTGGCTTACAGGTTAGTGATATGCAGCGTTACCTTGATGTAGGTGCCAAGGCTCAGAGTAAGTCAAACCAAAACCTTATGCAATTCCAAGAGGCTATGATAGGCGTAGGCGGTACCTTTAAAACCTTTAATACCGGTATAGAGGAGGGCGGCGCACTGCTGGGTGTGCTTGCCAACAGAGGTATAAAGGGCAGTGAGGCGGGTAATTCCTTACAGTCTACACTTGTTAATCTTACCAAGAAAAGCGGAGAGAGCTACAAGGCTATGGAGGCTCTGGGAATATCAGCCTACGACAGCCAAGGTAATTTTAAGGGCGTAACAGCTGTGCTTACAGAGCTTAATGAAAAAACCAAGAATTTAAGCGAGGAGCAGAGAAACAACTACCTTACAATGATAGGCGGTAAAAGTCAGCTGACAACCTTAAACGCTCTTATGGCAGGTCTTAATACAACCGTAGCTGACGGCAGAACGGAGCTGCAATACCTACAGGACGAGCTTAAGGACTCCGACGGTTCACTTGACAAGCTGAGTGCAACAATGACAGACAACCTTAACGGCTCGTGGGCAACCTTTACCTCAGCAGTACAGGAGGCGCAGATTGCACTTGGAGAAAAGCTTGCTCCATACCTTAAGCAAGGTCTTGATTGGATTACCGACAAGGTGCCGAAGGTGCAGGAGGTTGTGATGGGCTTTATAGATGAGAAGCTGCCTGTTGCTATCAATATAGCAAAGACTGCTATGGAGAAGATAAAGCCTGTAGTAAAGTGGCTGATAGAGCACTGGAAGGGACTTGCTATTGCAGGTGGTACTGTAGTGACCTTTATGAAGGCATTTGTTGTTGCCAATAAGGTATATAAGACCTTCACTGCGTTAAAAACTGCCGCTAACGGTGCAAGTATAGTTACCACAGCACTTAAAACCGCTATGTTTGGACTTAATACAAGCTTCCTTGCCTGCCCTGTGACGTGGGTTGCTGCCGGTATAGCGGCGGCAATTGGTGTAACTGCACTGCTTGCAACCAAAAGTGAGAGACTGAGAAAGGCTTTAGGCAAGGTATGGGAGATTGCAAAGGGATTTGGCAAGGAAATAGGTGACAAGCTCAAAAGTGCCGTTGAAAGAGTAAAAAAGGCTTTCGAAGGAACGGATACAAGCCTTACAAAAATAGGTGATGCACTGGGCTGGATTATAGAAAAAAGTACGCCTGTGCTGGAGTTTTTGATGGGACTTGCTTCATCGGCGATAATGACGGGTATTGACATAATTGCAGACGGCTTTGAGGGACTTGCAAAATGGATAGATGCGGTAAAAGCGGGTATAGACGGCTTTGAGGACGCATTGAATGGAGACAGCACAGGTGCACTTAAAAATTTTGGACTTGCAGGCATTGATGCAATGGAGGGCATAGGTGATGCAATTTCGGACTTACCGGGACCGTTAGGCGATATGGGAGATGTAATAACAAATACCACAGACCTTTTAAAAACCTTGCTGACAGAGGGCTGGGAGCCGTTTAATGCAAAGGTAGGTGCTGACATAATTACATTAACACATAAATTTGAGAATTTTACCGATAAGGTTAAGGGTGCACTTGAAAAGCTCTGGGATTTTAATAAGCAAAACGGAGCTAATATTTATGATGAGTACCAATCCGGTGGTAATTTGGGTACGTACTACTACAAGCTGTTGAATGACGGCGGTTCGGGTACAAAGTTAAAAAACGGTATTAAAGCAGCAGGTACGGCTGTACGCCTTGTATCGGGTACTTATATAACGGGCGAAATCGGCAACGGCATTGGTAGCAGCATTGCCAAAAGTATAAAAAGCAAAAATGCCCTTGGTACAAGCTACTGGAAGGGTGGTCCTACGTGGGTAAATGAGCGTGGCGGTGAAATAATTGATTTACCGACAGGTTCAAGAGTTATACCTGCGGATAAGAGCAGTGAAATGATAAGAGAGGGTAATAAAAACATTACCTTTAATATCACTGTAAACAGCAATGGAAACACAGAGCAGGACAAGGAGCTTGCAGACAGGATTGCAAGACGGGTACTTGATGCAATGGAGGGGGTATAAGGTATGGTAGATATAATTTTGTGCTGTAACAACGGAGCGGAAATATACAAGCTGCCAATTCCTCCGGAGGAGCTGCCCGAAATAACGAAAAGCTTTAGTAACAGCACTCTGACCACAGGCGGCAAGGAGCTGACCGTAATGGGCAGTGGCAGCAAAAGAAGTATGTCGCTGGAATTTACGATACCCGAATATCCGGGAAAGTACAGCTGGTCAAGGGTGTTTAACTATGACAAGGCAATGGATTATTATAACTGGCTTGACAGTGTGGCAGAGCGTAGGATACCACTGAGAATGATTGTGTTTAACGGCTTTGAGGAGATACTGAATATTGCACTTGCAATTGACAGCCTTACGTATAAGGTGACAAGGCAGCTTGATGTAAAAATAAGTATGGAGGTTAGTGAGTTTAATTTTGTTTAATGGAATTTTATGTTAAAGCTCATGTTAAATTAAACTGCTAAGGTTGTGGTTTATGCTAAGTTTCTTATAGCTCCTGAAGGAGCTGTTACTTTTCTGCGAGAAAAGTAACCAAAAGCGCCCCTACTTCCGAAGCGGGGAGCACGGCTTAAGGGGGGAGGAGCGCTCCCCTTAAGAATCCCACCAAGATGCAAACACCGCAGCAACAAAGCTTTTTAACGGAGCTGTTTCATAGCTCCTAAAGCTTTTTATGCTGTTCCTCGTCTCCTAATTGTAGGTTGAGGTTATGTTTATGTGCCTACGGCGTAAAGAATGTTAAAATGCTAAGGTTAATATGAAGTTATATGGTGTAAAAACGGAGGTGATATATTGGCGTGGAGTTTATTGCATTACAAGCGTAATGCGGGGTATGAGGAGGCTATTGATATAGCCGGAAACTTGCAATGGAGTGAGAAGCTTGGAACATTTGGGCAAAGCCTTAGCTTTGACATACTCAATTATAATCGTCAGAAGTACATAAGTGCTATGGCGATAGATACGGGTGATGTGTTTGTGCTTAAGGAGGACGGTGAGGAGGTGCTCAGGGCTGTTATATCTGCCTACAATGAGGCTAATGCGATAAGCTCGTGCAGTGGTAAGGACCTTGCCTACTACATAAATAAGAGCGAGGTATGCAAGCAGATAAAGAATGCAAGAGTTGATGAGGCTATAAAGGATATTTGCACATATATAGGAATTGAAGTTGGATATATATGCCCTATGGAGTATGTGGTAAATGAAATTGTTATAAATACCGCAAACTCGGTTATCGACAGCCTGATTGCCAAGCAAAGAGGCATAGACGGTAAAATGCGGCTTAAGGAAATGAGAGGGGATAAGCTATATATTATAGAGTATCCCTCCGAGGCTATTGATATGATATTCAAGCCGGCTGCAAATGTTGCGGCATACAATCCGTGGGAAAACGGCAAGCACGGAAGAATGAGCCTTAGTAAGAGTATGGAAAACCGATATACGGTTGTGCGTGCCTTTACCAAGGAGGATGAGTCTGTGGGAAATGTATATACGGCATCTAACCAAACAAGCATCTCCTCCAAGGGTATGATAATAAAAAACCTTGAGGTAACAAAGGCTGACAGTGCCAATATCGCAAACATAGCCAAGCAGGAGCTTAGTCTGCTTGATATGGACGATATAACTTACACTGTGTCTCTGTATGGGTGCAGTAAGGCGAGAGCCGGCAGAGTTATACATATAGTTGATGAGGAGTATGACGTAGATGGGCTGTTTCGCATACAAAGCGTTACTCACAAGCTTACGGGCGGTGTATATACAATGGATTGCACGGTAAGTCCTGTGGCAAATGAAAACTTCAAGCGGAGCTACAGTGAGTACAAAACGGAGGACAGCAACGAAGGCGGCAGTGTAAGCTCCGTAAGCGGAAAGGACAACAGCAAGGTAGTAACAGAGGCAAAGAAGTATATAGGTGTTCCCTATGTATGGGGCGGCACTACACCAAAGGGCTTTGATTGCTCCGGATTGG